TGAGCTTTATTCCTAGGTTTAAAAAACTCTTTTGTTTTAGCACTATCTACAAATTCTTTTAAAGCTTCTGTAAAACTCTTACCTTTAGTATTTATTAAATTTCTTATTCCTTTTAACATAGCTAAAGTAAATCTTCTAGCTGCTTCAGCCGCTGCAACCGCGCCGAATGGATCACTAAACGCTGCGTCTGGAGCTTTTGATTCTAAAAAGTCTATTGCTTTGTCAAGATTAGCTATAACATCTTCAACTATATCTAATGAAGTATCTTCTTTAGTTCTTTGATCAGCATCTTTTTGTAGCTGATCCATAAACTGTTCAGCGTTTAATTTAGAACCTTTCAATTCTAATACATCGTTTAGTTTATTCATAAACTCAGCATCGCCTCGCATAGTCTGTACTTCTTCTACTATTGCACCTTCAGCTAATAAGCTAAACAAAGACTGTGATCTTTTTTCATTAGCTTTAAAATAATCTTTTATTTCTTGTAGTTTTTCAGGTGTTGTTTGAGGTATTCTAAATACTTGCTTTTTAAAGTTAGAATCCTTTTTACCTTCTCTTACGTTTTTAGTAGGTGTTTTACTAATTTCTTCAATACCAAATAACTTACCAAATCTACCTTTTATAGTAGACACTGGTAATGAGTTTATAAAGTCTTGATTTACAACGTCATCTACAAATTGATTATATTGTGGTGAACCAAATCTACCAACAGCACTTTTAATAACGTTTCTAATTTCTTTTTCTCTAGTCTTACCTATAAGATCTGTAGCTACAGCTTTAGGATCAACACCTTTATCGTTAATTGATCTTATTATTTCGTCTTTTACTTTAGCGTTTTGTGTCTCTCTCACTTCAGGTGTAAGAACTTTTGCTACAGCTTCTAACTGTGAAGGATATACTTTAGGTCTTTGTGGTATATCTTGTTGAGTGTCTTGTTCACTTTGTGTATCAGCTACTTGCATAGCACCTTCAGCATCTAAACTAATATTTTGTTGACCAATACCAGCTTCACTATATATTTCTTGTCTTTTCTTATTCAGTGAATCAGTTACATATGTACTCCATGTAACACCTTTTGAAGGATCAAAGTTTTTAATTATTGGTCCTAATCTAGGTCTTATAGCGTCCATAACAGCTTTACCAGATATATCACCTCTTTCAGGATTAAAACCTACAGCATTGTAATAAAGAGCTTTATTGTTTTCTATTAACGCATCAGTTGCTTGATTAATATCAGCTTTTTTAGTATTGGGATCTTTAATAGTTTGTAACAATAATTCATTTATACCTGAATCTTTTTCTAATTCTCTTTTTTTAAACTTAGTTTTTTTATTATTTTCTGCTAAGTCTATCACTTTAGTAATACCAGGTATTATAGTTGCAGTTGCTATACCGCTAGAACTAGACATTGCTTCAGTAGTTAAATCACCTAATCTAGTATCTATTTGATCAACTCTAGCTTGTAATTTTGAAGCAGCAACAGGACTAACTTTTTTTAACTCTTCTATTTTTTCTTCAAGTTTTTTCTTTTCAACCATTAAGTTAACCGCTTCAACATTTGTTTCTAAACCAGCTGGTTTTAAAAGATTTGTTGCTCCTTGTATGTCTCTAAAGTTTTTTCTAATATTATCGCCTTCAAGCATAGTTATATCACCTGCAGCAACTTTTGACTCTACTTCACCTTGCAATCTGTATTCTGAACCTGGTATTTGCGCAAATAATATTTGACCCTCGTTTATACTAGTGTTTATTTGACTTTCAGCATCTATTTCAGCTACTGTATCGGTTTGATCAAATATATTATCTTTAAAAAGATCATAAGAGTTTTGTAGATTAACTTCTTTTAAAATACGATTTTGTGCATTTTCTCTTACTGTTTGTGTGACTATATTCATACCTCCAGTACTACCAGTTACAAGACCACCTGAAGTACCTCCAATAAGTCCTGATTCAATAACTTCTTTTAATGCTTGTATAAATTCTACTTCTTTACCTTGTATAGCATATTCAGATAATTTTTCAAGAGCTGTTTGTGTTGCTTCTGTGCCCATTTCACCACCGGTACCCATAACAACTTTGTTTAAATAAGATCTTAAACCTTTTTCAACAACTTCTTTTGTTTGACCCTTCGCCGCAGCGAAAAAGTTTCTACCTAATTTACCAGAAAATCTTTCAAGAACACTATTAACAGTACCAACCACCATAGAATGAGCTAGATTACGACCGTTTATATCACCAGCAGCTATTACTTTTTGTAATTCTTTTACTTGCTCTTCATAATTTTCTGCTTCAGGGTCTAATTTTTGAAGCTGGTTGAAAGCTTCTGAAGCCGCATTGTTGTTTTCGTATTCAGTATTTGTAGCTGTACTAGTACCTATAGCTATTAATCCTACAGGAACACCATATGCGTTTAAACTTGAGACTACCATATATGGTAATGATTTTACAGTTTCATTTGTAAGTCTAGCAGCAACATCAGCAACATCATTAAAATTAAAATCACCACTCATCATGTTATCTAACATACCACCTCTATATTGATATGTAGATTCAGTTATATTATCTGCTGTTTCTCTAACTACATTAGATATATCAGGAGCAATATTAGCAAATAACATACCATTGACCGGATTACCAAAACTTAACTTACTAGCTCCTAGCATGTTTAATGCTTTAGTTTCAGCTACAGTATCACCAGCATACTTATCTTCAATAGCTTGGACTTCATCTGGAAAAAATGTTTGTAGAAGAAGTTTATTTACATATCCTGGTGTATCTATTAAACCAGCTGTTATATCTAAAACAGTACCAGTAAATCCTTTTATTAAATCTCCATAGTATTTAGCATCAGTAAAACCAGGAGCGTATTTAGCATCCCATATAGCTTGATCTGCATCACTATAATCTTCTTGTAGTGCAGATAATGATTTTACTCTTTTTAATATTTTTTCTCTTTGTTCTTCCGATATGTTTGGATTTTTTAAAACTTGTCTATAAGCAAATATTTTTTCAGCTAAATCATGTTCTGCATTTTCTGGAACATCAAAAGGTTTTAAATTACCTTTTTCAGATTCATCTTTATATCGCTTATAGTAGTTTAATATATTACCGTATTCGCTTAATTTTTTGTTTCCTAATACTTCTTCTAGTTCATCATCTGATAAGTTTTCAGGATTTTCATACCAATCTAGATTTACTTTGTCAGGATCTATACCTGTTTTTTCTATTATAAGCTCTCTTAATTTTTCAACACTATTTTCTTTGTTATTTAAATAATTAAATAAGTGTGGATTATTTTTAATAAATATTTCTTCTTCTTCAGGAACTCTACTTAAATCAAATAATTTTACTGTGCTTTTTTCTAATCCTTCATCAGAAATATCTACTAGTTCTGTATAAAGCTTGCTAGCGTCTATAAGCTCTGGCTTTTTTTCTCTAATATCTTTTAGTAAATCTCTAATTGTTTGATTAGCTATTTTATCACCAAACGTAGCTTTACTTACAATATTAAATAAATTATAAGGAACATCTAAACCTACTGATTTCGCTAAACCTGTTAATTCATCAGTTTTAGCTTGTATAGCTTCGTCGTATTCATTTCTAGCCTTAGTATATTCTTCACCTCCAGTATTTGCCGCCTCTGATAATTTACGAGCGGCTTCTGTTGGATAAAAACCATAATCTACTTTAGTAGTTGTATCTTCATCTGATGCTAATGATGTTTGAGAATATGGATCACTTGCGCCAGTCGCATCCATTAGTTCTTGTTCTTCCGCTTCTTCAAACTCTTCTACAGTTGTATCACCTAATACTACTGGTTCTAGTTCTTCTTGAACCGTATACACATCGTCTACAAAAGCAGGTTCATCTTTATCACCAGTTAAAATTGTTTCTTCACCACCACGTACTTGAATCTCTGTTTTTTTACCTCCAAGGTCTAAATATTCTTTAGAAGTTTTAAACACAGCGATCTGCTCTTGAAGAAAACCTTCAGGAGGTGCTGAGGTAGGATAAGATCTATCAGCTTCTGATAACGTACCGTCTTGTATCTGAGCATTTTCTTGCTCATGCTTTAAAGCATATTCATTTTTTATTTCATTTATAAATATACTTAAAAGCTGTTTCTGTTGTCTATTCATTAGTTTTAGCCGCTGCTCTTTTTGAAGCCATGTTGTTTAAAACTTCATCATAAAATAATTGATTCTTTTTACTAAGTTTTGAACCTATATCTTTTAATTGATCCGTTGTTGTTTCCAATGTAATCTCCTGTATTGCTCCTTCAGCACCTTCAGGTATTATATTTTCTGTAAATGCTTTTAAATAATTATCAAAGAAATATTCTTTATATCCTTCGTAAAAATCTCTTTTATGTTTAGCATCTAGTGGTAATATATCATAAGACCAGCTATTATCTCCTGCCGTAGCGTCTATTTCTCTTTGAGCATCATCTTCACCTGTTATTTTAGAACCAATAAACATATTCCATGCCGCAACAGCACTACTTTCGTTTTCCATTATACCAGCTATTTCAGCTCTTAAAAACGGATCAACTTTTTGAAGTATTTTATCTTTATCAAATTTATGAAACTTTCTTTTTTGTTTATCATTTATTTGAACTTCTTCAAATTCAAACTCACCTCCTGGACCTCTTAACGCGTATGTATCTATATCTAATAAAGCGCTAGGTTTTAATTTATCTCCTTCAATCATACTGTCTTCAAATATACCTGAGCTAGCAGCGACAGCTTGCATGTCTGTAGGTATATCAGGTGTTACAGAAACAGGTTCTATACCTGCTTCAAGCATATCGTTTAATGATGCACTATTAACTATAAACTCGCCACCGTCAAAAGGTTTACCATAAGCAATTAAATCTTGTGATCCATCTTCTTTCATTTTCATTTCAACACTATAACCTTGATTTTCACCAAAACCTGGAGCACCTTTAAATATTTTATTTGCTAAAGCCCATTCATAGTTGTTGTTAGGATCATAATATTTTTCTTCTGTACCATCAAATACAGAATATAAATTTTCTAAAAAGTTTTTAGTAACACCAGGTGCTTGATCTAAAGCTCTTAATCTATTTTGAGCTATTTGACCTTCAGGTCCTGATATTTTACCAGATTTTAAAGCCTGTGTTAAATCAGCATATTCCTGACTAGTACCTTGATACATAGCGTCGACTGCGGGAGTATCTTGTAAACTACCACCATTAACAGACTCTTTGAATGCCTCTATTTTAAAACCAATAGCATCGCTTTGAGAATATTCTTTTATTGTTTTATTTACGTATTTATTATCTAGTCTCATATTATTACTATTTACCTATTTCAGCTATACCTATATTTGCTAAACTACTAAACATACCTGTTAAAGCGCTAGATCTATCAGCTTTAGCTTGTGCCATTTGATTTTGAGCGTTTTGTAATTGAGCAGCTGTTCTATTAATTTTACCTTGTTCTCTAGACTCTCTAGCATTAAATGCAAATTCTTTACCTCTAGCTTGATTGTCTTGAAATCTACCAGTTTCACTAATAGCAAGTTGTTGTACTCTTTGTTGCTCTTGCATTTTAGCTTGCTGCAATTGTTGTTCGCCTTGAGCTCTTAATTTTTCATTATCAGCTTCTTGAGTTTCAATAGATGATGCTACTTCTTTTTTAGATTTTAAAGCAGCTTGAGCTAAAGCAGTTGCGCCACCAGCGCCCGCACCTGTTGCTCTTAATGTGTCTAATGTATTTGCTAATGATATATCAGCTTCTTCTGCTTTCATTTCAGCAGCTTGCGTAGCTACTCCTAAGTTAGCATAGGGATTACTTAATTGTCCAGATAGATCTTGAGCCATACTAGCTAAATTAGTTGACTGATCAAAAGGATTTATTATAGCTTGCCTATTGTTTTCTAAATCTGTTAGTTTTCTTTGTAGAGCTCTAGCTTTTCTAGCGGCTGCTCTAGCTCTACGTCTAGCTGCACCACCACCTATTAGCCCTCCAATGATACTAACGCCTGCTGATATTAAAGCTGGACCTGGCATATTATTGAGTATTAGTTGTTATATATTCAGAACCCACAGCAAATAATTGTTTTAAACCACCATTATCTGTAGTAGCATCAGTACTTAACGTAACGGTAGCATAGTAAGCTTTTATACCCGTCATTGAGTTACCAAATACTACTTCACCCGCCATAGGAGTTGAAGTATTGTTTATTATTGAAGCTTGGTAGTTATTTTGTTTTCTATAAAAACCAGCTCTATATTGTATGTTGTTTTCTACGTAAGCACCTTCATCATAGCTATATATACGAGCACCAGTATCAGCGTGATTAGTACCGCTTGGTGTTGCACCTGTATTTTCAGATATAATAGAAGTTGCCTCCCAACCATTGCTACCTTCATAGCTAACAGTCTTAAATGTTTTCATTGTTTGTGGCTCAGGGTTAAATATAAATTTAATCTGAGAAGGTTCTTTAGTTCCGTAAAAATTATTCCTATCAGTATTAGTGTAGTGTTTATATATTTTAGAACCAAAAGCTGTGTAATATTGACCTTGTAAACTAAATATTTGATCAGGCTTGTATTTAAAAAAACCGTTCCAACCTTGTATTCTAGAATCATAAGCTAATGTTTTATAACCAGAGTTATCAGAATCATTAAACTTATAAGTTGAACCATGTAAAGACAGTACATAGTTATTATTGTAAATATCATATCCACCTACCGCTTTGCCTGTAGATGATAAACCTATAGCAGCTAATTGATCTCTAAAGAAATCTGTCATACCTGTATTAGATATTTCTTCTATTTGATTACCAGCTAGTTTTAATACAGCGTTTCTTGATCTGTCTGTAAAATATTTATCAAAACCGTAATAAGCAAAAGATTCTGGGTTTTTACTAATACCCCAGTTACCTAATATAGGTGTAATTTGACCTATAACTAAGTTACTACTTGCGGTTATTGGTTGACCCTCAGCTGTAAACACAGCGTCTTTATCTATCAATGCTATATTAACTTTACGTTCTTGAAATATAGTTAAATTAGTATCTTCAGCAAACAACTTTTGTATTGATCCACCTACTGGGTCTACAGATCTAGTTATTTCTTCTGCAACACTAAATTGATTTGTTTGATTTATACCTGTTCTAGAATTAAATATACCTGAATATATTAAAGAGTTTTGTCTTCTAGTTTGTTTATCTTGTTCTTCAACTATATATGCTTTTACACCAAAATCTACACTAGTATTGTTGTAACCACCTCTAATTCTAGACTCTTCTATATACCAGTCTTGATCTTGATCAGCCGTAGGACCTGGCCATTGTGGATTAGTATTTGGATTACCAACCGCAACTATCACACTTCCTGGATCTGAGTTTTGCAACTTCTTCACATAAAATGAGTTAAAATATGATATTTCTAAAGTGACAGGCATATTATTAGTATTACGTGTTTTTATTAATTATTACAATGGTCCAGCGCTACAATTGCTTGTTCCGTAAGTAGCATCACCAAATATAACTTTAAAATTAGCCGCGCCTCCTCCTTGACATATTTCACCTGTTGTGAAATCATTGAATATTCTATATTCACCAACAGCACTAACATCGTATGTAACTGTGCCAGGAAATCCATTACTAGCAGCTAACTGTCTATTGTATGAAATAGTATTACCAGCTGTATCTGTAGCGTTAGTCCAAGATGATGACGCGTTTGGTCTATATTGTAAACTAACATAAGTAGTAGCTGAACCAGTTCCAGACGTAACAGTTAATGTTGGTGTTAATCTCATAACTCCTTGTGTTAACGCACCTGTTGTTGAACCTGCAGCAGCATTACCTCTAACGTTATAAACTTTTCTTGTTCCAGTTCCAACATATAATCTACTAGTGGCGTGGTTTAATCCAGTACCATTAAGTGTAAGAGAAGATGAAAGAACTTCTGTTCCAACTGGATTTGTCGCGGTAGTTAAAAATAAATACTGTATAGACTCGGTACAGTTAGCTTGAAAACTACTAGTTTGTCCATTACATATTGCTCTTGGCACGTGTTGAGTACCAGCTGTAAAAGTAATACTACAAGTACTATGCTCACCATTACCAGCAACATCTGTTAATCTAGTTACTACTGTATAAGTTGTATTTTGAACTAGTTGACCTACACCGGCAGTCATAACGCCCGCGCTACTTACGCTAAATATATTTTGTATAGCAGCTGAGTTTGAAGAATCTAAACTATATACTAGTTCTCTAGTGTTATTAGCAGGTGTGCCAGTAGTATCAACACTACCATTAGTTCCACCTGTAAATGTTTTTATAGTTGTACTACCTGTAGTTATTGAACCAGCAGATGGATTACTACAGTTACCAAATGTTGGCACACAATTTTGCAGTGTAGCTGTTAAACCTGATACAGTAGAATTATAATCACTAGCACCGTCATTATAGTCTACAGTAAATGTAAACGTATAAATATCTGTTGAATTACCAGGATCGGCTGAATTAGTACTATACCAGAAATACTTATCTGCGCTACCTTGCGCTGCTGAATTAGTAAATATTTGAAACTCTTTGTTACCACCAATTGGTCCAGCTAATCTAAATAAATTTTCATTAGTTCTGTCTGCACCTGTTTGATCTTCTACTTTTAATATACTAGCTGTAATAGTACCTGTAGTTATTTGAGTACCCGCGCCGTCTACAAAATTCCAATTAGTACCAGTTGTTTGTTGAGTACCATCGTTCCAAGAACCTAATTGTGTATTTGGAGCAGAGTTTTCACCAAAATCTAAATTAGAAACCTCTGTTGTAACTGCTCCACCAAACTGAGCATTTATAACTTCATTAAGTCTAGATATTAATCCCACTTGATTTGTTTCATAAAATAAACCAAGCCTAGAAAAAACTGGTTTAGTTTCGGCAACACTTAAAAAAGGTTGCATAGTAATTAACTTTTGTCCACTACCAGGAATATTAGCAGAGCATTCAGCACCGATTTGACCAGGTATTGTAGTTCCAGCGCTTATTGGAGTACCACCGTTTTCAGTAGTATCAATTTTCATTACAAATGGATTTAAATCAGAGTTGTAAAAAGGTTGTATACCTGGAGAAGCTCCCCATGGTATTGAACCTATAGATACCGGCGTTACATTGTTACCATTTGTTAATGTACCTGTTGCGCCGTATGTTCCTTGAGGAGCATTCGCTACAAAAGGTATCGCAGCAACTTCTAAATCTCTAACCGTTCCAATAGCTAAAACTTCTTGTGATAAAAAGTTAGGATAATATTGATTATTCCAAGGGTCTTCTGTTTGTGGAAAACCAGCTGGTCTACCAGCAGCGTTATTTATATTAGGATTATTTACTCTAATAGTTAATATTTCACTACTAGCAAAATCCGTATCATTAGGACCTACTTCTTGTAAATCTCTAGGTACTTTGTTTATATTATCACTTAATAATATAGAATACGAATATTTTTCTGATTCTGTGTTACCAGTTTTTATAGGATCACCTGATACAAAACCAGGTAAATAAACATTGTAATATTCTTGCTCTTGTTGTTTTACAACTATTTTATATGAATACCAACCCAGCGGGTTAGTTGCGCTGTATATTCCAGGTTCTCCAGATGCTGAAGGTGGATTTGATATTACACCTATTTGAGTATTTAATCTAATATTTAAAGCATCACCTATCCAATCAAACACAGGTTCAGCGCCACCAGCAGCTGCTTCAGCTCTAGTTTTATAAGAAGCAAAAACAGTAGAACCTTCTGTTGTAGGATCATTATCATAAGATGATAAAATTACATCTGATTGTCTACCAAATTTATCTGCTAATATAAAACCTACTTGATAAGTTCTATTATGTTTTAACGTGTGATAAGGATATTCTACTAGGTTATTAAATTTTGCAGACTTTTCTTGAACACTAACACTATAATCTATAGAATCAGGACCAGTATGCTTATCAACATAGTTTCCATAAACAACTCTATTACTTATTAATTCTTGACCTAAAGCTTTTATAGGAACTTTATCGTATACTCTTGTTGTTTGACCTTCTGGTAATGTTTTATATGGCTTAGAAGACTTATATTGATACTCGTAATAATACCAACTTACATTAGCTCCATAAATTAAATCATTAGATACTAAGTTTGGAAAAGCACCTTGTTGAGGTAAAGAACTTAATTCTACTGTATCTAAAACTTTAACAGCTAAAGCGTCTGATTCTTTATATAAAACATCTATTGCTTTAACTTTCAATCCTGTTTGTATATCTGCAGGTGTTCTATAATAAGTAGGAACTTTTAAAGCTATATTATCTACATTGTTTTCAAACCAAGTTATTATAGTAGATTTATAAGTATTATCCATGTCACCTATTAAAGGTCCTTTTGTATTATCAGTTTGTGGTCCAGCACCAAATTCACTGTGGTGCTTAGGAATAAATATAGGTTGTGAAAACGGAGCCATTAACGAATATTCATTGTCTTCAAATTGATACCTATAACTAAATCTTACAAACTTGTCATCTAGTAAAGCTGCATCACCTTTCCAATTAGCATCGTAAAAAGGATTATCTCCTATACGTAAAGTCACTGGTGTATTAGGTTGGGCAAAAGTCATTGTTTTTGAAACAGTTATAACATATTCCCAAGTAGTAAGTGTAGCATAATTAGCAGCTACACCAACTATTGTCGTGCCAGCTGGTATTTTTGACTCCTGACCCACGGTAGTACAAACAACTGAATCACCAACTCTAGGTATTGCTTCACTGCGAGATTGTGTGTATGTTATTGTTTTAGCAGCGTTATCTATTTTATTTGCTAAAACACTAGGTGTAGTGTGATTAGCTAAGTATGGATTAGATTTATTTTGAGCTGTTACTCTTAAAAATTTTAATTTTTCTCCATTACCAACTGTTATAGCTTTTGATAATATCAATGTATTTGCATCAACTATACCTAATACTTTTATTAAATCTGTTATATCTGAAACAGCATTAAAAGTAGTTCCTCTTTCTTGATTAACTAGAACATCTCCTGGTAAAACGTTACTAGTATTATCATCTATCACTAGTGTTGGACTATTGTTTACCGCTCCATTAGCTCTAGTAGCAAACTCTTGATATATTTTTATTTTATCCCATGGATAAAATTTAGCTACAGATATTTGATCTTCAGAACTATAGTGACTACTATCAGAGTAAGCTTTATTTACATTTATTTTTCTAGGTTGATTTAAATTATCTGTAAAAAATAATAATTCTTGAACTAAGTTAGCTCCATATATAGGAAATGATTGATTAAAATTTAAAAAATGACCTGATACTAACGTGGTTAGGTTGTCAGCGTCAACATCGTATCTATATATTCCCATGTTAGCAGAGTTAGTAGCTCTAACACCAGCTGCATTATTATAATCTGTAGCAAAAACATATATTAAATTTTCACTTTCATTAGTAACATAACCTATTATTTTTTTACTACCACCAGTATCAAACAACTCTGTATTACCTAACACATTTTCAAACTCACCTACAGTATCACTTTCAGATCTACTAATTTGTAAATTTATGGCTTCTCTGTATTCACCGTTAGGTATAATACGAGAGTCAAGATCTTGATTCATTTTGCCTTTTAAAAAAGCATTTTTAATCTGTGCCATGTATTAATGTTTTATCCATTTAGATTTGTTACGCATAACTTGTACGATTTCATCTAACTTAATATTAGATAATCTAATTTTAGCATTACGTAAAGCTGCATATCTTTGTTTTTTATATTGTGGTGCAATAGCTGCAGTAGCTGTTCTAGTTGACATTATACTATATAGTAAATGCTGATACATAGCTTCTTCAGCTAACTTAGGAACTTTAGTATCTAAATCGTACGCAAGTCCATCAGAAATATATTCTAATATAATAAGTTTTTGACTTAAATCACTTGAAAAATTAAAAGTACCTCTTTTATAATCAATATTAAACCAACCATTCATCTGCATGTTTACTGGATCGCCACCATATCTTTGACCATACCAAGCAAAAGGTCCGCCAGGCTCACCCCACCAATCATACATAAATAAATCTGGATTTGTATAATCATTAGGATATAAACCTGTTATATTACTTGGATTTGATTTTTGCCATTTTTCATTTATCTGTGGAGTACCTTCAATGTTGTCTCCAAAATTATCTTGTACTATTTCACCATCAGCTGCTTGAACTGGTGCTTCCCATGGACTACTTGTTAACTGTGTAGGATATATAGTGTGTTTCACACCATTACCATCTACCCAAGATAATTTAACATAATTAACATAATCTTGCGGTATTGTTAATGAAAGGCTATCTGGTATTGTTAATTCTTGAGATTTTATACTTTTTAAAGTGTCATAACTAAACTCCTGCAAACCTCTTTTAGCATGAAAAATAACATCTGTTCTATTAACTCTAGGTATTAATTTGTCTTGACCCACATATCCAACTATAAAATTATTTATTATTTCTCTTAATTTTATATATTCATAACCACCATAGTTGTTCTCAACAGCACCTTCTTTTAATTGTATTTTTACATAAGTACCTATTCCTTGACCAGCTCCTAATGTAACTCTACTTGTTGTTCTGTAACCTTGCTCTATATAAGTTATTGTATAAGCTGTTGTATATTCAGTCCAGTTGCTTATACCATTAGGACTAGTGTATATTTGAAAGTTATTAAGCGTGTAATCAGGATCTGTAGTCGCGTAACTTGTTGTGCTACCTAAAGCTAATTTAGTGTTAAATGTAAAATCATATACAGTAGTTGCAGCTACTGACGTATATAATATCTGCGCTCCGGCGTAATACTGAAAATTATTTTCACGGATTAATCCGCCATCTGGTTTAGGCATGTGTTATGAGTTTTGCGTTTGTTGTTCTTGTTGTTGTTCCATTTGTGCTACCTGTATAATGGTAGGATCATTTATTATTACTCCTGCATATGCTAGTATTTGTATTATAACATTTGTTTGCTCTGATACACTTAAATCAAAATCAACTGATGTAACAGAATTGTATAAATATTGACCAACACCACCAATTGTATAATTCCACTCTATATCTACTGGTTTAGCAATATAAGAAATAGTTACATTTGGACGTTCAGCAGTGCTGACGAGTGTTGTAGGATATACAAATATCTTATCTTTCTCATATAAATATATTGGAAAATTACTTGTGGGTTGAGTTAGTGGAGATAATAATAACTGAGTTATTTCGTTTCTTTGAGCATACTGAGTAAGCTCTGCTTCTTTATAAAAAACAGAGCCTAATCTGTATATTACATCTGTACCGTCAGCTGTTAAAGTGTAATGAGCAGGTGGTCCTGCAACATAAGCAACGGTTCCAGTTCTTTGAAAATACTGTAACTGCTTTTCTATGTTTTCAACACGGTTAGCATATTCAGTATCGTTTTGAGGCAATCTATACTGTTGATTAAGTGTATCAAAATAACCTTGAAATATATTTAACTGCACCTGAGTACCAACTCTGTTGAACTCATCAGGTGTCATATATCCTCTTTGTTGTTGGTTAAGTATTAATAAAACTGTTTTGTATACAGTATCAACATTTATTGCCATTATAATCTATTTTTATTGTTAAATAAGCTTTTTAGCTACGTTCTTATAAATTTCTACTCCTTCATCAGTTTTAAACCACGCTGCTAGTGCTGCATATGGGTTTTCATCAAAAGGAACACTAAATAGTTTTCTTTTGTTTTTACCAATAGTAAAACTTCTTTGATCGTTAGCTAATTCTATTAAGCCTTGTTCTACAGCTTTGATACCAAAGTTTCTTAACTGTACGTTTTCATCGTTAGCTAATTCAATAAATAATCTTGAGTTATCTCTAGCGAATTTTAACAAGTCTCTTTTTATTTCTTTTGAAGCCATTTTATTTACTTCAGAACCAATTTCAGTTCTTAATATTGCCTCTGCTTGATCTACATCTAGCGTTTTAGCTATATTTAATGCTTCAATTTGATATTCTATTTCATCAACCTCATATTCTGCTTGTTGCAAAGGTTTAAGTTCTCTATATCTTTTTTCTCTATCAGGGTGATATAATGAAAGCAGTTTTTGTAAAGCTTGTTCTTGTTTTGGAACTGTTAGTGAACCATCTGTAAACATAATATGTTTTAAAGTTACTTCACCTTTTTGTTCATCTGTAAAACAAGAAGATTGATTTGTAGCATATCTTAATGCTCTTTGTGAGTTTTTATTTGTATCAAAATATAACAGAGGATATTTTTCTGTATGTCTTGATTTTATTGTATATGTTAAAGGGTTTTTGTCACCTCTTAAAACATATGTTCTATCTTTTATTTCCCAACCTTCTTCAGCTGGGTTTACTTTTACTTTTTTTGTCATGATATAATATAATTAAATAAGTTAAAGGTATTGGGCGCCGAAGCGCCCTTACCTATATAAAAATTAAGCTGTAAATAATACAAAATTATTTCTAGCTTGAACACATAAACATCTTTCAGATAAGAAGTTTACTTCCATCGCGTCTAATGTAGAACTAAATGCTCCACCAACAGAACCTGTTAGCCAAGATTTCATTCTTCTATCATCAGCTTGAGAAGCTCTATATCTTACATGTAAGAAAGGTCTTCTAATGTTTGTTCCAAGTAATTGATCGTATACTGTAGAAGTTCCAGCAGGTACTAATACACCATCGATGTTGTCACCGTTAACAAAGTTAGCAGATCCACCTCTTAATGAAGCGTCGTTTAAGTATTTCCAAGAAGTCTTATAGAAGTCATATGAACCTCTTCTAAATCCAGAGAAACCTAAGTTAAGCGCCATATCTTCAGAGTTTTCAAATACACCGTAAGATGTACCACCAGCTCCGTAAGAGTTTTGTTGTGCTAACATGTTATCAAATAATAACTCAGTTTTTCTGTCTAAGAATAACATATTCTCTTCAATAGCTCCTTGGCTATCTAGTAATTGTAATACAGAATCAAAATCCTGTAATGAACCAGCAAATCCAGAAAGTACATTACCGCCATTGTTGATAGCAGCAAATAAACCTTCAGTACCGATTTGTCCAGCACCAGCAGTTCCAGGGAAACCTAAAGCTGCAACACCACGTATAGCAGTTGCTTGTGCACCATTAGCTAATTCACCTTCGATCATTGCCATTTCTAAATAATCTTCAAATCTTAATCTAGTTTCACCTTCAGCTTTTAGATACCATAAGTATCCAGAAGTTCCATCTTCAGCAGCTACTTCAACCCAGCCGATTTGTGCTGTATCAGATCCAGATACTGCGTATCTATCTCTAATAATAATTGGTTTGTTGCTAAATACAGATAATTGTGGCTCAACAGATTGACCTGTAGAGTTATCTAATGTAGATCCTTTTCCAAATTCAGAACCATAAACAAACATTTTTAATCCAGTCATACCAGCGGCTACATTAGCATTAATTTTAGCTCTAGTATAAGGAACAGCGTCGATAACTAAAGCACCTAATGCTGAACCAGTGTTTGCACCTGAATCAGAAACGATACATTTTACAGTAAATGAAGGATCATTTGGATCCATAATTACGATTGTTTGGTTAATAAATACCGCGTTGTCTGCACCTACGATAGTTAATCTACTACCGTTATTTGCACCTGAACCAGAAACTGATACATTATCATAAGAGATATGTAATCTGTTTTGCTCAGACCATACAACTTGGTCAGACATCATTGGCATTTCAGCACCAACCATTCTCAAGAAGCCTCCAATCGTTCTGTTTCCATAACGCTCTACCTCGGCTTCATAAATTTCAGGTAGATATTGTTGCGCGAAATCATTACCTCCACCGTCAGCAAAGTTTAAGTAGTTGTCTACTAAAGTTTGTTTCTTAGGCGATGGTATAAGACTTCCGAACTGAGGACTTAATACACCCATTTTAAATAGTTTTAATTGTTAAATTTACTTCGTTTTATTCTAAGTTTTGAACTATCTACTCCGTCAATAGCTTTAACCTTAAGACCACCAATAAAAATATCACCGCCAGCTGTCTCACGAGTAGCTGTTGTAGGATTTTTTGAATTTTCCATTACGGTTTTAATTCCATCAGTTTTGCCTTGCTCATAAAAATGATTTACGATCTTGTCTATATTTTGAGCAGCGTACATAGCTTTGTGATAACCTTTCGTATCTTTAACATTGCCTTCATTGTCTAAGAACCTCTCGACGAAGTTGTTAATGTTTGATTGATTTTCTGCAATTGAGCTAGGATCTTTTACACCATATCTAAACTTTTTTTCACCAACTTCGAAATCAAAACCTTTGAATTCATCAGTAAATAGTTGCTTAGTATCAGTTACAAAAGTTTCATGCCTTTGCGTAGCTATTTCTTGTTCTTTGCTATAACGGTTAAAAAAATCTAAAGCTTTTTGTTGTTCTTGATTAACACCAGGACGTGTTTTAATTTCATCATAGTATTGTTCTTTCAAGTCTTCTAAAAAATCTTTAGCTTCCGCTATAGCTTCTTTTTTAGCGAGTTGTTTTTTCTTGATGTCTCGCTGTTCATCAACATCATCATCATAACTAAAACTTTCTTCCATAATGAATGAAACTTCTTCGTCATTTAAATGAGGTTTTGTTTGCTTGTAGTATTCTTTTAATAAAACATCATCGTTTACTTTTGAATAATCAGCATTTAATCTTACGTAGTCTTCAACTGTACCACCAGTTTCCTCCATAAAATCAACAAGCTTTTCAATGTTTTCAGGTAGTTGCCTACCTAATACTTGCTCATCTCTTTTAGCTTCTTTTACTTGTTGCTCTAGTTTTTTTACTTCAGGTTTGGATTCTTCGGTAACTTCGACAAGAGGCGAGTTGGACTTTTGTACTTCATCTTTATCGCTGACCCGTACTTCTCCGTCCACTTTTTTGCCAGTTTCGGGTTTGTCGCCCACAGGTACCTCCTTTGTTTCTCCGATTTGAATGGCATCTTCTTCTGGTTTTTTAGTTAAATCTACTTTAATATCTTCTTCAAGTTTAACGTTTGGATCTTTACTAAGATCAACCTTTACAGGTTCGTTTTTCTTTTCGCTAAACTTTTTTACTTTTGGCTTTGATTTAATTTTCATATCTCCACCTTCTGATTTGACCTCTTTAGTCACCTCAGGCTTTTTTGTTTCTTTTTCTGACATAATAAAATATTATAAAATTGGTTGTTGTTATTTCTGGAAATTAGTAGGTAGTAAATCAAATTTTCTTTGATCTATCATTTTACTCTGTTGAGTACCTTCTAATTTCGTTCTATTATCTTTACGATCTTCAATATACTTTTCACGCTGTATCATTTGATCAACTTCCATTTCTTTTAGTTGTTTATCAAAATCAAATTGAATTTGCATTTCTTGTTGTTTAATTTGAGAAGCAACCTGCATGCGTTGTATATCGAATTGACTTTTAGCTTTTTCGTAATTTAAATTTTGAGCAGATAAAGCTTCTTGTTTTTGTACTTCAGCCATAGCAGCTCTTTCAGCAGTTTGTGCGTTAGCATCTGCTTGTGCTTGAATATTCATTTGAGCTTGCTGCTGCTCCATAGCTTGACGTTTTTTACGTTTCTGCTTTAATAAATCATTAGCAAGTTTTAAATTATGAATTTGTCTTATGTCTATAGCATCTTCTAAATCTATACCACCTTGCTGAAGAGCCATTTGAATATTTTGTTCAAGCTGTGCTTTTTCTTCTTCTTCTGGTTCTAATTGTAAATACAAACCAAAGTCATGTAAATTTAAGTTACCTATTTCTTGTAAAGTACCTACATTGTAAGTAGATATAGAACTTTTAAGAGAATTTAAAGTTAAAGGATAACTTAATGAATCAGCTACTTTTAAAGATATATTTTCACATGTTCTAAGCGTAAGCCATAAACTAGCTTGTAATATATGTTTTGTAGCTGTATTAGATGCGTTAGCAGCCATTTTTTGTAAACCTACTAAAGAATCTTTATCTGGCATACTACCATCTCTAGCTTCATTTAATCCGGTCACATCTCTTATTAACTGTAAATAGTATTGATAAGTACTAATTAAACTTTGTATTTTACCTTGACCACTAGATGTTTGTAGTTCTTGAATAGGAACTTTACCTGGATTCATATCACCTTCTTGAGTTAGTGATCTACCTACAATACTACCAGTTTGAAAATACATATTTAATGCCTCTGCTGGATTATAATTAGTACCATTACCTAAATCAACTTCAGCAAGACCGTCCATATCTAAGTAAACACCATCTGGCACCATACGCGACATAACTTGTTGTAGTTTTAAATGAGTTAACTGTATCATATCAGCAAATCCAGTTATTCTATTTACTATAGAATCTATCCTACCTTTATACATACGAGGCGCACATATAGCATAGCTCATTTCTACTTTTGTAGTATCAGCAAAAGGTCTAGTCATGTTTTCAGATAATCTCCACTCAATAAGCTCGTTATTACCTATTACTTTTACACCTTCATATAATACTTCTATTTTTCTACCAACTCTTTCAAAATTATCACTAGGTTCAGGATTAAAAGTATCTGGTTTTTCAATAGCTTTCTCTAAACCATTTTGACCTTGTTTAATTTTAAACACTTGAGTATTATAAGTTTTATATTCAAAAAATAAAACTTGTATAGTATTTTCATCGTAAGTCTGCCAGCCGTATAGCTGGTTTCTAATACCTTTTGTCTTTTGTATTTTATCTAATTGCTCCTCAGTTAAATGTGGAAACTTTTTAGCAATTTCACCTATAGTTAATTGTTTTACCTCACCTACATAATATATATCTTCAAAATTTGGATCTTCTGTGTAAGAATATATTAATCTTGCTGGATCCACATAATCAACTGTTACACCATTAGCTAAATTCCAGTCTGTTTTAACAGCACCAATACCTAATGTAACTAAATCATAGTTAAATCTTTTCTTTATATTTTCAAATCTATTTTTAGCAAGAGTATTATCTATAACTTCTTCTTCAGCTATTTCTATAGACTGTTTGTAACTCAACTGCATGTGAAGATCTAATTCTTCTTGGTTTTCTGGTAAAGCAGCGGGTGTTGTACTTTTATAATTATTTACACCTAAATTAGCTTCTAAATTTTGTAAATAAGGTTGAGCTAACATATCATGCATAATAGCATTAGCATAATCAGTTCGCTTTTTTAAAGATACTGGATCTTGTGCAAATGCTTTTACTTCAAAAGATTTATTAGATAAACCATTTACTACTATATCTACAAATTTAGATATTACAGGAACTGGTTTCCAGTCTAAATTTAAATAAGACATATCACCATTAATAGCTAATTCATCTTTATATTTTTGGACTGGTTGTTCACCTCTCGCGTATAATCTTAAACTATGAAACCTATTAAATGATGTAGCAAACCTAGTGCCATTACCACCTTGTCTCCACCACTCGCCTTCAATAGCTTGTGCTACTTGTCTTCCATATTCTAAAGAAGATTTTTCTGCATCCGGCACAACTTGGCTAGGAAAAGCGCTATAGGCATTTGTATATATATTCATTTACTTAATTATTTTTGATAACGAACCTCGATTATCATATTTTTTAATTCCAAGATCAATTGGATCTCGCTTTCTTCTGCTTACTGGAGCATATCTATTTTTATTACACGCCATTAAAGCAAGACCAGAACTAATAGAAGCATCATGCGTTGTTCTATTATTAATATCAAAAGCAGCCCAGTCTTCAAGTGTACGTTGAAAATAGACGTCACCATAAGTATCACCATTAAACCCTACAGTTGTTTCAATATAAGATTCAATAGCAGCAGCATGAGCTTGTTTTATATCTTCACTAGAATTAGGTATACCACCTATTTCTCTTTCAGTAACTGATAATTTATTTCTAAGTTTATCAGGTCTATTCATTGCAAAACCTCTATAACCTCTACGTTTGAAGTGATATAAAAGTCTTGGTTTATTATTTTCTGCAAGTATTGGCATACCATAAAATACACAAGCCATTAATACATCTTCAAAAAATATTTCAGCAGTTTGAGGTCTTGCTATGTATTCTAAAAAAAAGTGATCAGCTGGTGCGTTTTCCATACTAAACTTTGTAAGTCCGTGTAATGCTCCATTAGAACCTCGCTTGTCTACTGTACCTGATATATCATATGGATCACAACCAAAAGCTCCTATATGATCATTGCCAGGATATTTAATACCATTTCTTTCTATGTATCTATTTTGTAAATGTTTATCAGGAACCCAAGTTACATAAAATCTACCTTGATTACTAGGAAAAAATACTACTCTTGTATCTTTAACTCCTTTCTCCCACATAAAATTACCTTGTGTAACTAATGTTTTATTATTTTGATCTTCGTTAAAATCTATTTGTTGATATATTTTTGTTAGATTAAATAAAGAAGATTTAGATTCATCTCTAAATGCATGTTTTGTAGTTCTTGGAAACTGTCTATAAAACTCATTTAAAGCGTCTTGATTATCTTTTAAGCCATCGACTTCATTTTCCCAGTATTCAATAACCCCAAGGTCGATAGACTCGTTTTGTGGTCCGAGTATTTCTGTGTCGGGAGTGTCGAAGACAGGTATGCCATAAGAATCAATGTAGCCTTCGTAGTTCCATTCCATAGGTATGAACAAAGAATATAATCCCGAACTAGTCTGTCCGTTGCGGTTTCTTTTTGTAACATCTGATTCATCATATAATTTTTTAAAGTTTCTACCACCTTTATCTAAAGCGTTTGATGTTGATCCCATCATACATTTACCAATAATTCTACTACCTAATCTTAATGTGGTTTTCGTGACCCTCCAGTTGTTGAGGATGTT